GATGAAGATCCGCCGCGACTACTATCGGGTCGACTGGCCGCTGCGCACCCGCCAACGGGAATACGGGGTCTACGCCGAGGAGGTGTTGGCCGTGTACGCCCCGTTCGCGATGTTCATCCTGACGAACATCCCGGACGCCTAAGGATCGACGGATTGGGAGCTCCGGGGACGGTGCTCCCAATCCCCCACCTTCTACCCCACGAATTTAGTTCAACATGAAGTTAGGCGATCTCACCACGCTAGGGAATCTCAAGGACTGGTTGGCAACCTCCAACTACGTCCAAGGGACGAGCTCTGGCGTCTCAATTGATCGCCTGTATGCACGAATGATTTCAAGGGTCAGCGCCGACATCCTAGCCTACCTCGAGCGCCCCTGGCTCTTGCCGAAGGATTATGTCAACGAGCAGTACAGTGGCTCGGGGGGTTGCACAGTTATCCTCCGCAATTACCCTGTTCTGTCCGTCTCATCTGTTTCGGCCTGTGGGGTAGTCATCTCGCCCTCTTCAACACTGATACCTTCCAACGGGTATACACTGTCAGCCTGGAATGGACAGCCTCCGGGGTCCCACCAGAAGATCGTAGGAGCTCCCTTCCAAGCGGGAAGCCAGAACATCCTAGTCTCATATCGGGCAGGCTACCAAGTCACGAACGAGGCCTACGATATCCCAGCAGCCTCCGGGTCTAACTCGACGACGAAGATTACGCTGAACCAGCTCTATGGGATCTGGGCACAAGACGGAGGAGTAGTATACGCCTCAGACAATACACCCTTCGTCAGGGTGACAGATCCTCCGACGGCAGTCGGACAGTATCGCGTCCTCCCTGTAGATGAAGGCTCTCCTCTGAGTGAACCTGGGATCTATGAGTTCTACAAGGATGACGCGGCCGCTTCAGTTCTGATTACCTACGGCTTCATCCCGGCCGCCTTGGAAGAGGCTGCTCTGCAATACGTAGCAGAGCGTCTTGCCTACCGGTCGCGCGTGGGTGAGATGTCGAGAACCGTTCAGCAGCAGGTGACCGTCCGATACGACTTGTCCGATATACCAGCGCAGATCAAGCGTCAGCTCCAACCTTTCAAATCAACCCTACCGATCTAGCATGTAGTATGGCCGACGGAATCCGCGTAGACGTAAATGTCATTTCTCTGCAGGAGAAGTTCAGAGAGCTGCCTGCCCTCACAAAGCAAGAGGTGATGGCGGCGATGCGTGTGATTACCGGCAAGTTGAAGGCAGCGGCTGAGACCAACATAGGTGAGATGTTCTCGGACCTGCATAGCGCTACGAGACCTGGTCATGTTCATCTGGCGCAGGCCTTATCGACTGCTGTGTACGATGAGGGCGAGACCGTCATAGGTGAGGTATGGGTCGACCATGAAGAGGTCCCCTACGCCAACATCCTGGAGATGGGTGGAGTAATTCCTGCACATCTCATCAAGCCTCGTAACGCCAGTGCTCTGGTATTCCCTACCTCCACCCTGAAGGAGTTCCAGCAGGGCGGTGAGACTACGATGGATGAGTTTGTCGTTGCCTTCCAGGTGCACCATCCAGGCGGCAAGATGGCCCCGTACTACTACCTACTGAGTGCGCTCACGGAGATGGCTAGAGAGGCCAACAATGACATCGAGCTGGCAGTCATAAGGGCGATCAACAGGTCGGGTCTCAACTCCGGCGTCGGCCTCGTGAAGGGCTAGCAGGCGCAGATATGACACTCCGGATATCGCCTACTTCGACTGCTTCGCTAGCCACCTCTCGTGAGCAGATCTTCCAGGCTCTGTTTGACCTACTGAAGGAGTCCCAGTTCCCTCAGCAGATTCGGGGACACAGCACCTGGCAGGGATCGGCTCGGAGGTTCGTTGATGGAAATCAGATCCCTCAGGAGAGCATGCCGTTCTTGGCTCAGTTCGAAGGTATGCCGGAAATATACGAGCAGCCAGGTTTCCACATGCCGCCCGTCCGCTGGCTGGGAGCTCGGATCTTCGGCTGGTGCAGCGTCAATTCCGGAGACTCGGAAGAGCTCGGAACCAGGTATGTCACCTGGATGTTGGAGGCGATCGAGAGCGCCATCGACGGTGATGCAGCTGGCTTTGGTTTCCCGAACAATTGTACATTGGGCAACCTTGTCCAATACGTGAAGATTCAAGGGGCTATTCTGAGGTACACTGGAGATACAGACTCGCAGGCCATGGTCTGTGTCCCCATCAAGATCCTATGGCCATAGCTAACTAACTACTACAACGCCAAAAGACCTCTGAGGAGTTAAGACATGGTCGCCACTACCCAGATGCAACTCGGCTTCGGATCGGGGGTCTTCTTCGTCACCCGCACCGACATCGCCGACGCAACGCCAGTGCAGCTGATGGCTCTGCAGGACATCACGATTACCTTCACCGGTGATCTGCGTGACCTGTACTCGCAGGGTCAGTTCCCGATTGCCGTTGCCCGGGGCAAGACCAAGATCGAGGGTAAGGGCAAATACGCCTTGATCTCGACGCCGGTCTACAACTCTCTATTCTTCGGTCAGACCGTTGCTGCCGGGCAGACTCTGACGCAGTTCGCGGAGGCTCGCAATATCGCGGCCACCATTACGGCTTCGCAAGGAGCGACCTGGACCTTCGACCTCGGCGTATTTGTTCCCAGCACCGGCGCCAGGATGACCAAGGTCAATACGACCGCCACACTGTCCGCCGGCCAATACAAGGCAGCCACAGGAGGCGTCTACAATTTCTTCACCGGTGACGTCCCAACGAGTCCGGCGGTCTTGCCTATCCAGATCTCGTACGAGTATACGGTCGCCGGCGGCTTCACCTTGGACGGCGGAAATCCGTTCATGGGTACGACGCCCGTATTCCGAGGGGACTTCTACCAGCCGTACGGCGGCAACTCTCTGAACCTGACCCTCTACAACTGCGTTGGCACGAACATCGGTCTGCCGACTACGGTCGACAACTTCGTGATCAACGACTTCGGGTTCGGTGCGTTCGCCGGCTTCGACGGCTCGACCTTCAAGCTGAGCACGAACCAGTAACCACCGCAGCCGACAACCAGCCGGCTGAACACAGGAGCATAGACTCGGATGTCCGACTTTCCAGTCTTGACGGCGTCCTATAATACGCAGGGACCTACCCAGGAAGACCTGCGTAAGGCTCGCGAGCAGATCCTGGCGGATCTTAAGAAGGTCGAGCAGACGGATGAGTACGTTGTCTTCGTAGTCGGAGACAAGAAGTACCAGATCCCCGAGCTGCACTTCCACATAATCCGCCAGGTCTGGGGGTACATGGGATTCGTCGCAGCAGGACGGGATGTGGTCGAGCGCATCGACGCGATCCTCCGGATCCTCTCTGTCATCCTCACGTCCGACGAGGAGGTAGCCGAGAGAGCCCTCGCCTCCGAGGGTACCCAGGCTGATGCGATGGACCGTAAGCATGCCGAGCTGTGCAAGGACTTAAAGACGAGTCAATGGCGAATGCTGACGGCCTCCTATGGTGCCCTAATGATCAAGTCCTCCCTCCTGACGGAGGAGGAATGGGCACCCAAGCTGCCGGAGTCGGAGCCCTCGCCGGGGGAAGCCGAGGCCTCCTCGGGTTCAAACGGGGAGGCGGAATCGGCTGGGTCGAATCCCTCCTTCAGCGGCGAGGGAAAAGCATCACAGACTCCGTCCAACGGGCACCTGACCCTGGAGGAGTTCCTGATGGAGACGGACTCCCCGACTTTGATGCAATAATCGCCCGACTCGTCTCTGAAGGCGTCGAGGGAGGATCCTGGGATCGCATCAACAGGAGATGGTCCTACAGAAGATATAAGGCTTTGCTGGCGGAGTGGAAGAGGCGACCTTCACTTCGCCAGTGGGCTGTTGGGTACTTCAGTTGGGACCCGGATAAACAGGAGGCAGCTACAAACCTTCAAGCCAAGCTTAAGCAGAACATGCAGGGAGGTTCTCCTGCGCTAACTGAAGCAGACGATCCTTACACGAATGTCATTCGTATAGGCGAATGGCTCAAGAACCAACCTAACGGCGAGTACGTAGGCTAAGATCGACGAGGTAGTGAGATGCTTGGTGGTGGCGGCGGGATTAATGTAAACGTCACTGCGACTCTTGGTCAATTCAACCAGGGGATGCAGCAAGGCGCTGCCTATACCCAGCAGTTCACCAACGCTACCAACCAAGCCGCCAATGCAGCCAACGCGGCTGCCAATGCGTTCACCCAGATGGGTAATGCAGCCGCTGCTGCAGGTAACGCAACCCTCAATATAGTACCACCAGCTGGTCCTATGAACCAGTTCACGTTCGCCACTTCGGGGGCGATACGTGAAATAATCGTGCTCGGTCATGAGATGATGACCGGCAACTTCAGCCGCATCCCAGGCTCTCTCGTGGTCATGACGGAGAGGATGGGAGGTCTAGGTACCGCAGTCAACGCCCTTACCGGAATGATGTCCGGAGGCTTTGCTGTTGCCGGAGGTGCAGCACTAGCCGCTGCTGCAGCGACTGCTTACTTCGCCTACGAAGCCTATCAGGGCTCCGCTGCAGTCAGAGACACCTACAACAATCTACTCCTTCTCGGACAAGGACTGAATGTATCCAAGTCCGATGTTGAAGGATGGCGCGATACTTTCACAAGCCGATTCAACCAGTCATCTGGTTCTGCTCGCGAGGTGATGCAATACGTCGACAAGATCGGCGATGCAGCGAATGCCCAACGACCGAAGATCATGAACTTGGTTCAGGCCTTCGCGTCGATCAACAATATGAGTCTGTCTGCCGGCACTGAAAAGTTCGAGAAGATGTTCGGGACAACATCTTCATCGTTCTTGAAGGGCGCCGAAGACATCAAAGCCATAAGCCCCGAGCTTGCAAACCTGGCTTCGCGGCTAAACAAAAGTGGCGAAGAGTCTGCAGGGCTAGCAGTCATCCTCCAAGCTCTTGATGACCGGTTTGGCAAAGCAGGAGAGAGCGTACGCGACACTACAGTCCAGTTGCAGGCGTACCTAAACCTGGTAAGCGGTATGCAGGGGATGGCTCCCCCTCCAGGCTTAGATGTACTAGGCGGACTGGATGTTTCGAAGCTTAAGCCTAACCCGAACGATATGGCTCCGGCAGAGTCACCTCTGCAGAGGGCTGCGGGGGCTGCTGTTGTCCAGGGTTCTCCTGAGCTATCCAAGCAAGCCGATATCCTTCGAGCCATAACGGTCCTATCCGAGCGTCGGGCTGAGCTCGAGAAGGAGATGCAGGGCCTCACAGAGGGGACCACCGCCTCAGAAGGTAAGCGACTCGAGATCTCCAAGAACCTGGCAGATATCACCAGGACTATCAGGAACCTGACAGTCGAGAGCTCAACTATCAAGGGCAAAGACGAACAGGATACCTTTAAGCGGGCCCAGTTAGGCTTCGAAGAAGAAGTTCGGGCGGCTGAGAACAATCAGACAAAGATTGCTGAGATCCGCCGTAGGCAGGCTGCCTATAATGCCGAATATTGGGGAGAGCACACCACCCAAGCCCTTGAGGGCTTCAATCGGGAGACGGACGCAGCTAGAGCAGCAGCTGATCAGCAGTTCAACCTTTTCGTCGAGCTTCAGCATCGCAAGCAGATCGAAGCTGCCAGCGACCTCAATACTCAGATGCGCCTTCAGAGAGAGATCCTCTCCGGAATGCGTGCCAGAGGAGAGGATGCAAGTCAGCCTGAAAGGTACAGTGCAGAGCAGTCGAAGCAGTCAGCCCTTGCCAATCAGATAGCCGAACAGAACTACCAACGCTTCGCTGCTGCAGAGCGTCAGAAGCTCCAGGAAGCCAGTAAGAACTGGACACAGATTCGGCAGATCTACCAGGAGTGGGCTTCCGAGGCGGCACGTCTGTTCGGTAAGACCGGTAACCAGTGGGCTGAAGTCCAAACTGAGATGGCTCGCGCTGCTCAGCGAGCTGTCGACGATCAGATCCGTGAGACCATGCGTCAAACGGAGATGAAGAGCCGTATCGACAATGCGTATCTTGAGACATTCCGTAGAAATATGGAAGCTCAGGTTCGTGAGCATAAAATCACTGCGACCCAGGCAGCAGGTTACCAGATTGAGTATACCGCTCAGTTATACACCCAACTAGCAGCCCAGTACGACGCGATCCTCGCGAACGAAAACCTCAAGCAGGACGTCAGGGAGGAGTTCCAACTTAAACGATTACAGCTGGAGGCTGATTACGCTCGGGCAGTAGCATCCGAGCAGGACAAGATCGCCGCTGCTGCCGATAAATCGTCGAAGCAGATGGCGGAGGCGTTCAAGCGATCGTTCGATCAAGTCGGGTCAGCTATCGAGCAGGTCATTACGGGCGCCCTAGACAGGACAATGACTCGGGTGCAAGCGGCCCAGCAGCTGAGACAGGCCCTGATAAGAGGGGTCGTTGGTCTCGGAGGCTCCATAGCGAGCCAGCTTGCGGGACAGCAGCTTGCCAAGTCGTTAGGTGTAGAGACCGAAGCGGGTAAAGACACCACTCTCGGCTCGGTTATTTCAAGCTGGGTTACCAAGGCTATCGGCCTAGGCCCGGGCAAGACTGACGAGAGCCTCAAGACGGCACAACAGAACCTGACTGAGGTCACCAAGAAGTCCGGCAACTACGTTGAGCTGAACACCCAAGCGATCAAAGACCTGACCACCAAGATCGATCAGGCTAAGAGTATCGGAGCTGGTGCCCAGATCTCGAGGGGAGGTCCTGGAGGAGCTGGCCCGACTCCCGCTGAGCTCCGTGGTGGTGCCTCAGGCGAGCGCGATCTAACCTCACCTACACTCCGTGGTACCAGTACCTTCAATATCACGGGACCGTCTTCAGTTAATGTACCATCTCCAACTGTCGGCAGAGACAGCCCAGAGCTGGCTCAGGACTTCCATACTCGGCTTGATGCAGCCTTGGCTGATGCTCGGTCGTCCGGCATGGATGTCTCAAAGGGGAGTCTCTTCCGACCTGTATCTCAACAGGTTGCAGGCATCGGACACGCCAAGCCCGGCGGTTCACTACATGGGTACGGAGACCAGGTTGAGCAGCTTGGCCTAGCCAACGACCTGAGAGGTGCTGGCGGAGAGCAGCTGTCGCAGGCAGAACTCGAGAGGATGCGGCCTTTCTTAGCCAAGCAAGGCTTGTGGGCTCCGCTTGAGAACTGGAGCGAGAAGAAAGAGCCCTGGCATATCGAGCCTGTTGAAGCCCGAGGAGGCAGATGGTCAGGAAGGGGCAGTGGAGGAGGCAGCGACCCTGATGCAGCGGCCCTCAAGCAAGCAGTCAACGAGAACAGCACAGCCGTTAAGGGTCTCTCGACAGAGACGACTCAAGCCAAAACGGCTATGTCGGACGATGCTAACGTAACCAGAAGCAATACAGCAGAAGCCCAGAAGGGTACGACTGCAACAACCGAAGACAGCCGCTCGACCCAATCGTCGGCTTCAGAAATCAGCAAGAACACCCAAGCTCTGACAAAGCTGACGACTACCATCGAGTCCAAAGGTACAGGCACTGGGACGGGCGGGGGTAACAAGGACACCGGGACGCCCAGTACCACAGGCTCCGGTGGTACCTCATCGTCGAGTTCAACAAGCACAAGCACAGGTAGTACCTGGGATGCTCTAACCCGAGTGGGCTCAGGGCTGTCAGCCTTAGCAGGCGGTTTGGCGCTGGTGAGCCCCAGGATGCGAGTACTTGGTGGAGCCCTCTCGCTGGTTACAGGTCTACCAAGTGCTATCAAGAACCTGTCAAGCGGATTTGATCTGCTGTTCGGGGGAAGCACTAAACTCGCGAGTGCTAAGGTCATCGAACAGGCTGCAACAACACTCGGTACGGCGACCAAGAATACGGACACAGCAGTTACGGCAACTGGCGTTGCAGTCAAGGGTACCGCAGCTACTACTGAGACGGCCCTGACTGGTGCGAAGGTTCTAGGGCAGGCCGCTGAAACTGGTCACACTGCTGCTGTTGTAACAGACGAGGCAGCTCTACAAGCCCACGCTGCTGGGGCTGCTACATCGGGAGTCGGTTCTGCTCTCGGGGGTATCGGTTCACTCTTTAAGGCGATCCCGTTCATCGGAGGCCTCTTCGGTTATGCAGGTATGGTCGTCCCTTCAGCCGCCGGAGGCATGAAGGTTGATGACGGCCGTGGAGGTACCCTAGCTGTCATCCATCCCAGGGAGATGGTCCTACCAGCAGATCTCTCTGACGGCGTACAGAACATGATCCACAACACCGCCTCAGGAGGTAACAGAAGTGGAGGTGGAGGTAGCAACACGACCACTTTGAACTACAACGCCAATGTCTCGGGGTACCATCCATTTGCGACACGCTCGTCCTTTGAAGGATTGATGAGGAGGAACAGCAACTCCATGATGCGCTGGGCTGAAAACGCCGCTCGGAACGGCTGGAGGCCTGCAGGCTTCTAGCTGACCGAAGTCATGACCGATATCCCTCTCTTCCCGGCCGAGCCTCTGATCCATGTAGGCTTCTCTGTGCACAAGAAGCCCACGTTCGCTTCGATAGTGAGCTCACCTCCTTCAGGGCGAGAGGTGACCAACTATCAGATGCCCTATCCACTGTGGGAGTTCGAACTAACGTATGAGGTCCTGAGGGACGAGGGCAAAAATCCTTCTCCGTTCTCAGACGTGCTGGGATACACAGAGATGCAGACTCTGTCTGAGTTCTGGCTTCTGTTGAACGGGCAATACGGAACCTTCATCTACCAGGACCCAGACGACAACTCTCGCGTCGGGCAGCTCATAGGCTCAGGTGACGGAGTTGTTAAGGATTTTGTGCTAAGCAGGACTTGGGGGTTTGCTCCTTACGCCATCGTCGAGCCTATCGGCATTGCAGATGTCCGGGTAGGCAAAACCTTCAACGTGTACTTCAACGGGGTTATCGTCTTACAGCCAAACAACTGGTGGATCGATACAGACCTCCGTACTCTTAAGTTCGTAAATCCTCCTGCACCGGGAGTCGAGATTACAGCCGACTTCTCGTTCTTCTACTACTGTCGCTTCATCGAGGATATGCTCGACTTAGAGGAGTTCGCCTACGGTTGGTGGCGTGTTCCTTCCTTGAAGTTCAGGAGTACTTTGCCTGACCCACCTCCTCCACCTGGGAGTACAATCTTCCTTCCAAAGCATATCCCGGATGAAGATCCGATTATCACGACGCCCCAAACTGATCCTCCTCCAACTCAAGAGGTATGGCTATACGCACCAGATCTTGGCACGGCCATCGGAGCTCCATATGTAGCCAACGGCTGGCAGTTCCAGAGGCCTGATGTTGATACAGGGTTCCCGAGCAACCTATTCACGGTTGTCTCAGGTAATATACAGGTACCCGATACAGGGTCCTTCCGAGTCACCTGTAGGACTTACTTCACAAAGTTTATCGTGACCACTTACAACATTACAGCCTGCTATATGAGGGTTGTGTTCACCAACTGTATCGATCCTCCGATAGAAATCCACATCGATATGGATATCACCGACACAACTCAGTTCTTGGAGGTCACAAGAGGTAGGACTGACATTCCTTCAGCCAAGATAAACCCTCTCAGCCCGTTGACCATGCATATGGAGATCAGGTGCGACGGTACGACGGGACTTGGAGGAGGTAACATCTTCCCTGCAGCAAACGACGCATACGGAGGTAATCCCTTTAGGCCCGGTGATGCAAATCTCATCGTTGACTGGTGGCCGTAATGGCGTTCACTTATCCCACACCGACTCCGGTTTTTCCTACCTTGAGGCCAGGCTTCTCTGTTCACGTTAAGCCAACCTATGCCTCGATAGTACAGACTACAGTTAAAGGCGTCGAGCAGATTTCTGCTAGGCAAGCCTATCCGCTTTGGGAGTTCGAGATTACGTTCGAGCTCTTGGCGGACGAGACACAGAACGTCGATAAGGATACCGGTCACTTTGTCGCAGGCATGAAGGAGCTCCAAGAGATCTCGGGCTTGTTCGTAGCCTGCCGAGGCCAGTATGGAAGGTTCTTCTACAACAACCCGAAAGACAACCGCCGACTGAATCAGCACATCGCGACAGGCGATGGCACTCGTACAACGTTCCGTTTGATGAGGACTTGGAGCACCTGGTTCATTGAGCCTGTCGGAGGAGCTAACCTCCTACAGCCTATGAACGTGTACCTCGATGGCGTATTGGACGACCCTGCAAACTGGGACATCGACTCCGACTTGATCAACGTAGTATTCACAACTCCGGTGTCTGATGGCGTAGTCATCACCATGGACTACTCGTACTATTACTACTGCAGGTTCATCGAGGACATTCAAGACTTCGAACAGTTCATGCACCACATGTGGACTCTGCAGTCCTGCAAATTCCGTAGCGACAAACGGTAAGGGGAGCAGGAAGGGTGAAAGACGTTCCTCCCGAGATGATCCAGCTGATCCTGACCCAGCACAGGTTCGCGATAGCTGAACTCTACACGTTCACCCTCAACGATGGAGCGGCAGACTACTTCACGAGCATCGATCTGGATCTCAACCTCAATAGCCACACCTACAAGGCTAATGCCCTACGTATCGAAGGCCTCCAGTACAATCTCGGAGTAGGCTTCAAGGTCGATGAACTGACCGTGAAGATCTCAGCCTTCCCTGGAGAGCAGCTAGCCGGTGCAGAGTTCTTCACTGCAGTTCAATCAGGCCTCCTGGACGGTGCAACCATCCAACGGGATCGAGTCTTCTGGGCAGCGGGCCAGCAAGTAGCCTATCGAGACTACCTCGAGCAGCCTGTAGCAATCATACCTCTGTTCTTGGGCTTCGTCTCAACTATCGACCGTATGGGTCGGACCTTCTGCGAGATGAAGGTCAAGTCGCCCATGTCTCTGCTCGACATAGACATGCCTCGCAACACTTACCAGCAGGGCTGTCTCTGGACTCTGTACGAGCCGGGATGCGGAGCGGTCAGGGCAGACTTCACCTCGACCTACACCGTAGGCGTGGCCTCTCCCCAAGACATCAATCCAACGACGGCTATCTCTCCCGTCACTGGAGCCGATGGGGTCCCCTACTACGCGCTAGGCCGTTTGAAGTTCACATCTGGGCCACTCATCAATGTACAGGTAGCCATCGAAAGTAACGACGGAACTACATTCGGTCTGGCCTACCCTCTAGCTCAACTGCCGAACCCTGGAGATACTTTTGAGGCCAGTGCGGGCTGCACCAAGATGGGTCGTGGGGGAGCATGCGAGCTCAAGTTCAACAGGTTAGTCAGCTTCCGAGGATTCCCGAAGGTACCTCCCGTGGTCGTGGCTGCATAGCACCCCGATGGTCGATCTAGATAAGTTCTTGTCGCCAGACTTGCCTCCTCTGGAGAGGGGCGAAAGAGCTTTGGCACTCTTCAAGGCGTTCCTGAAGAGACTGCCTCCTGGTACGATCGATTCCCTCCACGAAGAGGTAGTGAAATCATTTACGGATAGATGCAGCCGCTGTTCCGCTCCCCTCGTCAATGGTACCCCCAAACATCAGTGCATGTTAGCTGAATGTCCGATCAGACAGTCGACACAAATCCTCCCGGGCTAACCCCGACTCCGACACCAACCGAGGAAGAGGCGAGGAAACTCCTCGTGGCTGAGGCCTTCACTTGGGTCGGGACTCCCTATGTCTCGAACGGATCGATCAAGGATGTAGGCGTCGATTGTGCCATGATCCTCATCGAGATCTTCAGCCGGGTAGGGCTGATTCCCTGGTTCGATCCTAGACCCTATCCTGCTCAGTGGGCGATCCACCAACGTACTGAGCTCTATCTTGAAGCTGTTCTCACTTGGGCAGGAGAAGTTGAAGGGCCTCCCAAGCCTGGAGATGTCGTCCTGTTCAAGTTCGGTCACTGCTGGGCACACGGAGGCATAGTTACCGAATGGCCTAACCTCATCCATGCGAACCCTCCTGGGAAATGCCGCTCAGACAGCTTCGTGTCCAACTACAACCTTGCAAAACGTCGTCCGAGGTTCTTCTCGTACTGGTGTCCTGAAGGCAAGGGCTACGTCCTGCCAGAGTTCCAGACAGATGCGGAGGAACCAGTCTAATGGGGTTCTTGTTCGCGCCGTCCAAGAAGAAGGCGATCCCGGAGTTCACGGGTCTCCAGATCCAGACGGCTGTCAACATCCTACCCATCCCGATCATTTATGGCACTCCCCGAGTGACCATGAATGTCATCTATGCGAACGATTTTCAGTCGCAGGCTATTAAGTCAGGTGGAGGCAAAGGACTCCTGTCGGGAGGCAAGAACGAGACAACTGGGTTCAAGTACTTTGCCTCATTCATGGGGGCCCTAGGTGAAGGAGACATCTCGGACCTGTATATCGTCTTCGACGACCAAGCCACCTACACCCCTAGCACTGCCCCTGACGGCAAGGTCTTCGAGCTGTTCTTCGGGACGCAAGACCAGGCAGTATGGCCTCCTCTACTGGATCATCCGGACGACGTCTACAACTACACCTTCACAGCCTTTATAGGTTTCTATCATTGGCCGTTGGATTCCTCAGCTACAATCCCCCAACTCAATTTCGTTCCGAAAGGTATCTTTGCTGGTACCTGCCCACTTAACCTGTACACTGCGCCAGATAGCACTCAAGTGTTGATGGATGCCGATCCAGCAGAGTGCATCTATGATCTGTTGACCAATACTCGGTATGGCGTTCCCGTACCAACATCCTTCGTGGATTCCACAAGTCTGTTCTCGTCTGCAGATGCTACCAACCCTGCTATCGGAGACAATGCAGTCTCCACCTACTGTCAGGCTGTTGGCTTCGGGATGTCTGTCGTCCTGAACAACGTAGAACCTGCCTCCAGCATCTTGGACCGCTGGTGCAAGAACATGTTGATTGCTCCTGTGTGGACAGGGACGATACTTAAGTTCATCCCGTACTGGGACAAGTACGACGGGACCAATCCTGGCTATGACGCAGCTCATGCTGATAGGGCCCTGAAGTACTACAGTCCTAAGAATCCCATACTCTTCGACCTTACCGACTTGGACTTCATCCAGGCCGACGAAGGAGAAGACCCGGTTACCGTAAGCCGAGTTGACCCTGTAGATGTCAAGAATGTCATCAGGATCGACTTCCGAGACCGGTACCTCCTCTATAACGATTCGGTTGCTGAGGCGAAAGACGAGAATCAGGTTGAGACATACGGTCCTCGTGTCGATCGTATGGGCCTCGCTGATGAATTCACCCATATCAACTATGCCTCTGTCAGCGCGCACATCCAGCTCAAGCGTAACATTGCCATCCGTAGGACATTCACCTTCAAGCTCGGATGGCAGTACTGCGTCTTAGAGCCCATGGATGCAGTCTCGCTCACGGATGCGACTCTGGGACTGAACAAGTTCCCTGTGCGCGTCCAGACCATCGAAGAGGATGAGAAGGGGGTACTGACCTTTGTCTGCGAGGAGTTCCCGATAGGAGCCACCTCCACGATCCTGTACCCACAGCAGCAAAGCGTGCCTCCGACACTATTCGATACAGGAGTGGCCCCCGGTCCCGTCAATCCGCCGATCATCTTGGAGCCAACTCCGGAGCTTCTCACCTTCCGAGGCAAGTCCTTACCGACCATCATGGTCGGCATCTCAGGAGGTACAGCAGGTGTTTCGGATCCCAATTGGGGAGGAGCGAACGTCTACGTCTCAGACGATGATGCGACCTACATCCAGTTCGGCACCAAGGGAGGTCCATCTCGTCAGGGGGTGACTACTGCCTCTCTCCCGGACTATACTGGCTCTAACCCCGACAATACAAACACCCTGTCGGTATCGTTAATAATGAGCAACGGCAATCTGGAGTCTGTGACGGATGCACAGGCTGCTTCAGGTCTAAGTGTGTGCGCTGTCAAAGACCCAGACGGCGACGTTGAGTTCATCGGTTATACCACTGCTACCTTAACAGGTCAGAACGCCTACGATCTCACAGGTTTATATAGAGGGATGTTCGGTACTACTCCTTGTGCTCATCCCACAGACAGTCAGTTCCTCCGCATCGACGACGCAGTCTTCGAAGACTCCCTCCCGCCAGACTTCATCGGGTCTCTTCTGTACTCGAAGTACCAGTCATTCAATCTGTACGGACAAGGGCTCGAGGATCTATCGTCGGTCACAGTCTATCCGTATACTCCTCTGGGGATCGGATCAACACAGAGCAGCAATCCTATCGTTCTGGCTTTGCAAGCTGGTCAGGAGGTAGATCTCAACGCAGCAGATGCTGAGTGGGATCTGAATCTGGGAGGCTTCGGCGACTGCTCACCTACCGACGTCGAGATTGATTTGGGGACCTTCTGATGCCAGGCAAAATTGACTTTAGGCGTGGAGGTTCTGCTGCTCGTCTGGCCCTCGTGCCCAATGACGGCGAGCTCCTCGTTGATCAAGACCTCGACCGCTTGTTCGTCGGTGATGGAACTCTGCTTGGAGGCCATCAGGTTGATGGCACCCCTGTCATCACGACGGCAGGCACCTCCTACACCGTCCTGTACACGGACGCTGGCAAGATCGTTGTCTTCAACAATGCGTCCCCGGTCGCAGTAGCTCTGGCTGCAGCTAACTCTTCCAGCGGTATCTTCATGCCGCCGGATTCGAAGCTGTGGGTGATCAACATCGGAGTGGGAGCAGCCACAATTACGGCAGCAGGCCCCTCGACTATCAATGGGGCAGCCACCCTAATTCTACAACAGAACCAAGGGGCGACCATCCACTCGGATGGTGTCAACTACTTCGCTATCAGAGGAGCTGCGGGAAGCACAGCCACTACTGTCCCGGTAGTCGCTAAGACAGCTAACTTCTCTGTTTCGGCCGGAGAGAGCGGAACCCGCTACACAAACGTAGGAGCCGGAGGGACAGTCATCGGATCGCTTCCTGCTGCAGTGATCGGACTCAACTACGGCCTCTCTGTCATCGTGAACCAGATTCTACGCTTCGCCGCCAACGGCACAGACGTAATAACCTGGTCTGGTTCGGATAGTGCTCCAGGAGGTACTATCGAGGGGAACACCAAGGGGTGGTTCATAATGCTTGAATGCCACGCAGCCGGCACGTGGGTCGTAACGCAATCCCAAGGCGGATGGACTCTGACATGAGAACGGGAACGGGAAAGCCCAAGCTTCGGCTTCGTGCCATCGTAATTGCCGGCCTGCTGTCGGTAGGCCTTGTCGGGGCTCTGTTAGCCCAGACAGTCCAGAAGGTAAGTCCGGTACTGGTATTCACTTGTTCCGCTGGGAGCTTTGCCTCAGCACTGGCAGGCACTGGGATCTTCACCTGTACGGCAGCTCCCTCTTCGTCGGGCAACAATACCTGGTCCGGCACGAATACTTTCGGGACTGTCATAGGGACAGTCACGACCCAGTCGGGTACTACTTATACCCTGGCTGCTGCAGACTGTGGCACAACAGTTAAGTTCACCAATTCGTCGCCAGTCGCAGTGACCGTTCCTTCGTCCCTTGTTGTAGGATGCAACATCGCCCTGTTGCAAACTACCGCAGGAGGTCAAGTAACAGTGTCTGCAGGTGGTGGCGCAACGTTTGCTGCAAACCCACATTCGTTTACCAAGACCTTCGGACAGAATTCATACTTGGGTGTGTCTGTCTTCTCTACTTCAACATTTACCGTTACTGGTGATGGAGCATAACATGAGGCGCCTCTTATCCTTCCTGCTTCTGGTACTGCTGCTAGCCGTCAACAGTCCAGTTGAAGCCACGATCCTGTTCGCCGGCAATGAGGACGCCGACTTCACGAGAGCAGGTACCTGCGCAACTAATTGCAATGTTACCACAACTACGATCCGGTTCAGAGCTGC